ATGAACGACGACTGGAATACCCAGTCAATATCAAAACGCCGAATGCAAAATTGGCAAAAGTAATAATCAGTCAGCTGGGTGGACCGTAGTGCTGAGAGTTATAAAAGATTTTTTCACTTTAGATTGTCCTTAAAATAACATAGAATTCACTGAAAGTAAATGATTTCAGGCTTTTAAATTTCTTTCACCTTTTTCAAACTAATCCATTGCCATTTGTCATTCTTTTTGTTCAACAAACGCCCCCATGCACCAACCACCTTAGAAATCTTAACAACCTCTCCCGGATTTATGCTGCCAATTTTATTAGTAGGTTTTAATCCCTTGGATGAGCGGATGGCTGCTGCCTTTGTTACTTTGGCTCTGTACTGATAATTATACATAATCTTGTTGTAAAGATGCTTCCATTTCAAGTTGCCTTTACCGATCATCGGCTCTGGACACGCTTTGCCGTTGACGTCCCAATGTCTGATGATAGTCTTTGCATTCGGGCAACGTTTCTGAATATACTGTACTAATTGTCGTACCGCAAGCATCTGTTCCCAGCTTACACCTTTTTTGCAATCACATAATTCGATGGACACACTGTTATCATTCGTACACTTTTTATAATACGATGCAGCCCCCTTCTCACGGGTATAGAAGTGGCCAACCGCCCAAGCAGTATATTCCATTGGCACGGACTCCCAAATCTCAGATTTTTTATCCACAAAGAAATGCGCACCCGCTTCTCGCGTGTTGCCAGTAGCGTAGAAATCAGCATTGTTCTTCGCCGTATCTCCTTTGTTACCGGTAAAATGTATGACAATGTACTTTATGTCCTTTAAACTCCTTTTGCTCCCATAACTGATTGATTTTGCTCTTCTTTTTTTAATTTCCATTTGTTTCACCTTCCTTATCTGCTGCAATCCAGTCCTCAGCAAGCATATCTGCCTGCGATGCAAGCCATCCCATTTGAACACCGGAAGTACCAACAAATGCAATTGCCTTGTTACCAATTGCATCATGCTCGCAATTTACAATTTCTCCACCTGTTGACACATATGAAATACCTGTTGCAAGCTGAATATATTGTTTTTTACCATTCCATCCCTTACGGGCAACTTTCTGTCCAATTTTTAATCTTCGAATTGCTTCACCAAATGTAAATGTTTGAACATCTAAATCCTTTACATCTGCCTCGTCAACAATCTCCCAATCATCACGAAGAATAAAATCAAGAGTATATCCAACATTTTTTGTCTCCCGAATATCAAGAGTTTTCCCATCTTTACAATGCATCTTAATGGAATTATCTTCCCATTTCCAATATCCTCTCCATTCCGGACACTTTATCAATGCTCCCTGTTTAAGTGCCTCATATGCTTTCTTAAATTCCATTACTCATCAACCTCCTCTTTATTCTTCAACACATCAATCCCCTTTTCAATTGCTTTTGGAATGGGAATTCCCATCAGACCAGCGTTTTCGATCAGACTAATCGTCTCATTAACAATAAAACCAATCACAGTAGCATCTTTTATAAATGTAGTTCCAATTGTCATATCCAACCGACAAGCCACCAATACAATAAGCAGGGTAACACCTTTCCGGCATAATCCTTTCCATCCAGCATGAGATTCCAGCGCACCACTCTCTGTTTTTTTGCTCTTTTTAAAAATTCCAGCAACCATAAGACCGGTAACATAATCTATGCACATAAAGATAAGAAGCGTTGTCATTCCGGAAGTCCATCCTCCAAAAAAAGACGCCACGGTACTTCCAACCAGCCCGCAAATCGTACAAATCATCTGTTTCATTCTATAAGTCCCCCTTTGTTTTTTTCTCAGTATAGCAAAGGAACTAGAAGTTTTACCCCCTAGTTCCCATGCGAACCACCTATTCCTCATTCCATTTTTTAAACGTATCGCTTGTATAGATGCATTTACCTTTTATTTTAAGTTTATACAGTTTCTGCATAATGAGTTGTTTCTCATGAGTATTTTTAGCACTCTGAAACCTGTCTTTATACTCAGAAGATACTTTCGAACGAATGGACGCAAATGCTTTCTTCTCTTTCTTACTGGCACTAAGTTCATGCTTTTCATCCTCCCTTTCAATTTTTGTCATTGCTTCCTCGTACATCTGTTGTAATATTTCTTCGTAACCTTTTCCCTCCTCAATGGCAGCAACCAAATCCTCGCTCTTGTAAAAAGAAAGATAATCATGTGCATCCTTTGCACTGGATTCCGTTTTGTCCTGCATCTTATTTAATACACTATTAGTTGCAGCTACAACTTCATAATGATTAAATCCCATTTTTATAAGTTTGTTGTAACATTCCATATAGCCATCATGATTTTTGTCAAGACGATACTGTGCCGCTTGCTTTACTAAATCATTTCGACTTGCCAACTGGTCTTTTACCGCTGTTTCCACATCACCTTCACCTTTCTCCCCACTTTTCTTCATCTTCTCCCGATATTCCTCGGCTGTCTTCTTATCTCCGTCCATAAGCGCATAGTAAATTTTCTTTCCATACACACTTGCTTTCGGTTCTTCTTTATCTGTGGAAAATGAAAACAAACCATCCCCGGATGTCACATCCTCAACATTCTTCCAAATTCCAACGGCTACATTTTGCACATTGTCTACCGGTACACCGCACATTTTTGCCACGGTGCCAGCCGCATCAAAAAAGGCTCCTTTTATCTCGTCAATTCCTTTTTCTACTTCCTCATCAGAATCACTAAACGAATCAATTGCACCATTCCCCATTTTCACAATAGATTCAAACAGCGAAGAAATTTCACTAAACAGGGACACCTCAATTCCATAATACCGTTCTTTCGTAATTGCAGAATATATAAGATTATACAATTCGTTTCCAGCTATAAAACTTCCTGAAAGTGACCCCAGTACACCATTGGTCCACTCTGATGCAAAGCTCTCGGCAGTGAGTTCGTTCTCATCGTCCAAATACGGTTTTATCTTGTGCAAAAGACCTCTTGCCAAAAACGTCATTGTAGAAAGCACTGCTGCCGATACCAACTGACTGGATACAGCCCATGCAAATTCCTTTCTTGCCTGTGCCTTTTGCTCCTTTGTTCCGGTTTTGTTTTTTGCATACAGATTACATGCCGCGTCATATAAGATACCACCATTCTGCATACGCTGTGTCATAAACATAAACATTACTTTTTTAATTTTACTAGGATCGCGCAAATAATCCGGTCTCTGCATTACTGTATAATTCGGCTGTGTATCTTCCACGCATCGATTAAAAACTTCCGCCACCTGTCGATAATATGCATCAGTTCCCTTTTTCAATGCCATATAATTTGCATCTACATAGTATTGTGACGCATACCAAAGCCGTCCAACTGTCGCCACATCAACTTTCTGTATCATATTCTTTACTTCTCTTACCACCGGCATGCGATTTGTAAGACTATTCAAAGTATCAATATCCGCCATTTCCTGCGTGGAATTTCCTTTGTTTCGATACCATAAAAGTGGTGTATATTTTGCAATCAATTCTCTGTCTGCGCTACTGATAGGAAGTCCATGTTTACCACCTCTGGCAAGTGCTTTCATAACCGGTTCCCATCCCAAAGTAGCAACCGCAGTCGGATAAGATGCCGCCTGTTTCATAATAACCGACCAGTTTCCGGTCAGAACTGCTCCAGCAAAATTTCCCCGAAGCATATCAAAGACAGTCGATTCTCCCGCCCTTGCATTCTGCAAATCAGCGAGTAGATTATCAATATACTTCGTTGCCATTCTTCCCCATACATCCTGCATTGCCTTATGAACAGTATCATCTTGTACCATTACAGATTTCGCAGATACATCGGCACTATCCGCATCAGTAACTTTCCACGTAGCTCCATTATAAACTTTATTAAAGTTACGAATTGGAATCGCAAGACCACCAAATTCCGATGTCATTTTCAAAGAACGCTGCGCTGTGTCAATTATACTCTCCATTACCAATGGCTTAACAGATTGTACACGCTCCTTCAAAAATCCGGCTCCCTCTAAAGTTTTATCCATTTTCAAACTAGTAATATCCGTAGTTACATAGTTCTTATCAACAGAAATCGGATAATAATTCTTCTCATTTGCTTTTTTAAATCCGTACAATTCCATTGAGGTCTCATTAATCACACTACCGGTGTACTCGTGGAACAACTTTTTAAAAGCACGAAGAACCTTTTTCTCTTCCGGGGACATGGCATCCTCCATCGCCTGAATTTTTGCCGAAGTTACTCCTACAGCCTTTTTAGTTGTATTATAAGCCCCTTTTTTATCCCCCTTCAAATATAAGTCCATATTTGGCATAGTGACACCACCATAAACCATATGTCGCAAATTGTCCTTATTCATACCATGCATGACAAGAGCCATACGCATTCCTTTCGTCACTTGTACCTTCTTGCCATCCTCATAAACAAGACCGGTGTCAACCATCCCCTGCTTCTTATCAAAAGTTTTCATCAATTTTACGACATTTTCGTCCTCCATCACATCCGCAAGAATAGCTTCACCATCTTGCTGGATTTTCAGCATTTTACGCTGTCCTTCATTTAATTCTTTCCATTCCTGCATAAACTCTCCATCCGCGTATCCGGTAATCCGGCGAAATGCACGATAGGAATTTAGAGATTTCAATGCATACTCAGGCAGTTTTCTTATGACTTTATGCGTACTCATAAATGAACTTACACCTTTTGCCGAACGCACCTCATGAATGACTCGTTCTGCTGCCTTTCTGGCATTTGTTTCCCCTTCTTTGCGAATCAGCTCAGTTGCCCTTCGAATCGTTTTATACACCATTTTCATCGCATCATATACTTCATCCAAATCCGCAGATGATAAATCATAAATGCTGTTTCCATTATTCTTAAACCTATTTGCAATACGCTGTAATTCGTAGTCAATATCCTCATCATATTCCGATGCAAAATTGTAATCCGGATCATTTTTCATTTTCTCAAAATACTGCCTTGCATCATCTAACGCATTATATAATTGAGTTCCTTCTTTCGCACCCAAATTGACAGCCTCGCACACATCAATTACAGACCGAACCAAATCTTGTGGCACATACATCCCCTCTTTTGGTTTCATCAGCATCTGACGCATCTGTTTATGTAACCGTCGAATCTTATTCTTTGCTTCTGTCTGTTTTTTCTGCTCAGATAAATTCTTACGGTACTGACGATTCTCAATCTTCATTTCCGCAATCTTTTTATCCTGTCCTTTTTTTAATCTCTCGATGTACCTTTTTTGCTTTTCAATCTCATGCTGATACTTACGAATCAATTCTCCATTCTGTGTCGTCTCAATCACATTTGCATAATCATGTATCTTAGCATACGCCTCACGGATTCTCTGATTCTTGTTTTTTATCTGGTCATTCATACTCACCTTTAATCCTTCAAGGAATTGCTTTTCACATTCCTTGCGATAATCCTGGAGCATGGTAAGATACACTCGGTTTGCTTCCTTCCACTCACGCTCTACGGCGGCATCTGCCTTATCCTTAAACGTTTGTCTCTGTGGTATCATACTCATTTCCTTGTAAATATTTAAGGCAAGGTCATAAGATGCCTGCTCAATATCCTCTCCGTATGCATTACGATATGTTGGCCGCAATCCATCTAATACAGTCATTACCTCTGCTATCATATCACCGTCATTGGTATCCGCCTTAAATAACTCCGGATACTTCTCGCTTAACTCTCCCCAAACCTGATCAAGAGTCGTCCCCTCCGAAACAATTCTAAGCCGTCCGAAATTACTCTTGCGAAACTCTCCCATACTTCCATACATGTAATTTACTTCACTTTTCTGGGCTTCCGACAACGCAAGTTTTGTTTTACGGAAATACTCTCGTAAATCTTTGTACTCGTTATACAATGTCATATCTTTTGCTGTGCTTTTTTCAAGGACACCTCGTGCAATCTCAGAAGTAATCTTTAATGCCTCTTTATAATCCGCACCCTCTTCATTCATATAAGCATACAGTTTTGTCAGGTTATCCCGAAATGTTTCTGCATCAAAGGACGAATGATATTTTTTCAATATTTTTTTGCATACTGCCTCTACACGTGCCGGTTCCGGAATGTTTTTCTTTCCCGGCTTAAATTCACTCTGAAGCATCTCCACAACTTTCTTTAATTGCTCATTTTCTTCTACCAAACTTTCCTCTGTTGTCATAGTTTCTGCCAATGAATGACGCAGTTTTTCTGCACGCTCTGATACATGAAGGGAATATTTTTCGCCTTCACCGGATATAATGTTCTTGACAATCTCTTTGTATCGTGCTAGATTGTCCTTATAATCCTGATGGAGTACGTTCCCTCGGAATTGGACCGTTGGACCCACTGCTTTATCAGGATTTACTTTTATGATACGGTTCTCCTTTCCAGCTTTTTCGACATAATTATGAAGAGCTTCTTTTCCATACATGCTTAACATAATATTAGCATCTAGCGTTGCTGTTTTCTTTCTTCCTACCCCATTTGGCTTAACTGCTGCAATGACAACATTTCCATTCTTATCAACAACAGAAGATACCATTACCAAATCTGCATTATTTTCTTTGTTATTGGATTTAATTATCATCCATGGTCTTTCAATGTCTTCCAACACTTGCATAAACTTTTCTTTGCCTAAATTATGATAATTTCTTATTTTCTTATATCTTGCACCCTTATCTTTCTTCTCGTTAATCACACTATACACATGTTGGTTCGTCATAAGCATCGGAAGGTCATTCCAGCCTAATTCTTTCAATGCTTTCGTTGTTTCCCCCAAATAAACATGCGTATAATCTTTTGGTACGGTGTCATTTAGCACATCATCTATCTGCTTATCCAGATCAACACTAATAGAGTAGCGAATGTCCTTGTTTTCCTTTGTTGGTTTTTCATTTGTCATTTTACTATCTTTGTTCTTGACATTCCCCACAATGTTGGTTAGAATTTCTTCAAGAGATGGATTGTTGCTAGGGTTGCTTATAACTTTGTTATAGGTCCTAGTCTTGAACAACAATTCATCTCTTTTTATGGTTGCTACTTCATGCATATAAAATCTTTGCTTCGCATTTTCCCTACGCAATACAACAGCCATTATATATTTGCCACATATTTTTTCCTGACTTCCAACAATTTCTATTGGTGCCGCAATTACAACTCTCGCATGACCTTTTCCTTTATAGTTACTGCTATAATTCACTATTTTCCCGTTCTTAATAATATCAGGAATTGCTTTAAAGGAAATTGCCTTCGCACGACCAATCCCATGTGATATATCATCTTTTACTCCTTTGCGGCTTAACTCAACATCCCCTAACATTTCATTATAAACATTATTGCCGATATCATCGAAAAATTCTGCAACTTGGTCAACAAGTTTTATTTTCCCCTTTGAAAATTCCGTTTCTTTCACATTACTCACCGTCGGCATATTTGCAACATCTTTTAGGTTCGTTTTAATATCATCTTGTATTGTATCCGGAATTACCTTGACCGAATACTTCCCTCTTTTCTCTTTTTCTTCACCCTTATTATTACTATCCAATTTCTTGTAGTTCTCCCCCGCTTTATCCACGGCATCCATGAACATCTGCTGAATCTTTTCCTTCTGTTCCACGTTGAGTTCTGCTGCCAGTCTGGCCGCTTTTGTCATAGGAGTATCATCAATATATTTTTTTATCTTTTCAAATACATGCTTTACCAAATCTGCGATTTTCTGAAATACATTTTTCTTTGCATTCACATCCAGCTTCGCATCTTTCATTACCCAGTCAATAAAGTTTTTTGCCCCGGCTTCATCATAAAACACACCACTGACAGCATCGTTGATTAACTCTCCTGCAGCATCCTCATAACTTTTTTCACCTTCCACCTGCTCATAGGCTCTTTGATAAGATTCAATTAAGGCGTGGATATCCTCTGCTCCATGTTTCTCTACCAGGTAATTAAGCATCACTCCCATTAATTTCTGATACTCTTTTTCCGACATTACCGATGCAAATTCCAAAGATTCATGTATCACTACACCAAATTTATTTTCTGCATCTTCCGCAAATGCCATCTGTCCTCTATCCATATTCAATAAACCATTTACCGTATCTGCATCTTTATCTGTGAGGGTATTTAAATCCAATACATCCAATCCGGTTTTCTTTGCCAATTCTTTTTTCATGCGAACAAAGCTATCCTTATCCTCCGAAGCATAGCGGTAATCTTCATATTCACCTTTTCCTTTTTTTTGCGCCGGTGCAACTTTGTTTTCTGCCTCTGCTGCCTTTGCGTTTTCTCCATGTACCTTTCCTAATTCATACGCAAGACGCATTGCTCCCTTGTCACTCATTATACGAAATGACTTAGACGCCTGCATCATTTTATCAAAACTGATACTTCCCAATCTTCCCATACGATATGCCATACGGAAATTATTTGCATAAACACCGGCATTATCCTTACCATTGTAATAATCCACAAGTGCCGTTGCCGCAGCCGCATTATCCATCTTTGATGCAATGTTAAACAAATTCTGTGTACCTTCATCCTGAAAAGACAAGTCTGCAAGATTTACTACCTCACCATCCGTAGTCTCTACTGTAGCCGATTCTTTCCCAATTTCCCGAAATCCTTTTACCTTTACTTGTTCGTCAGATGCCGTAAATGCCGCATTCTCTGTCTTTCTAAAATTAGCATTCGTAACATTTTCTGACGGTGCATCATTCTGCTTTGTCTTTTCCGGCTGTAGTTCTTGTACCTCAACCGGTCGCTGATTCCGTTCCATTCCCTCGTCAAGATTCACACGATCGAATGTAGTATCTATATTAGCAGTAGCATCTTCCTCCTGCTTCGACACAGACTCCTTCTGCATCATCTCGCTTTTCTGATTCAGAGATACTGTCCTTTTCATTGCATTTGAAACAGAGGCATCCATAATGTCATACAATGCCTGCCGCTCGGATTCGAATTTTGCATATTTACTCTTTTTAGCTAACTCCTGTGCTTTCTCGCGTGCCATCTGGTCGATTTCTACTCCCAGACTATCCGGCACACCACGAATGGCATCTTCATACGCCCTTGCAAGTTCTCCGCTCGTTCTTGCTTCTGTAAAATTATTTTCAGCATTTTCCATGATGTCTACTGAAATTTTACCGTATTTTTCCGTATCATCTTTTGCCTTCTCGTAAGTGTCCATACCTCTTTTTGCAGCATATGCAAGTAAATCTGTGCCTTCATTTCCCTCTGTAATCGATGTCCCATTCTTTTTCACTAATGACTCATACTGTGCTTTCGAATACACATTTGCATAGGTACCAAAAAGACCACCTGAAAAAGCCCCTGCTGCCGTGTCCTCTGCTACTTGTATCAAGAAGTCTTTCCGTGCATTTTTCTTTGCCTCATCCTTTGACATTCCCTGCTGGATATAATTTTTAACATTTTCATTATACTCACTTTTACTTCCATTAACTGCACGGTCGACAAATGCATTTGCAAAGTCCGAAGCAAGTTCTTCTGATCCTTCTACCGCCCCCTGTTTTACAAGATTCTTTGCAAAATCGCGAAACTGTTTTGGATTTGTTGTTTTTAACGCCTCAAAACTATCCAGTGAAAACTTTTCGCTTGCCCACTCTGCCAAACCGGCTCCCAATCCGGTAATCAAAGACTGTCCGGCACTTCCTGTTCTCTCATAGGTGTCCATGTACGATTGATTTGCCGCATTTGCTCCCATCAACGCACTAGCTGCCCCACCTGCTAGCTTGGTTCCCTTAACCCCTTTCGTCACAAGAATATCCGCAGCAGAATCAACCGTGGACATTCCAGCATTGTAAACAAATTTACCGATATCATTATCGATGCCTTCTGACACGGTCTGTCTTACATTATTCGTATAAGAACTGTATGGATGGCTGGCATGATTAATGGGATAAGACTTATCCGATGACAGGTTTTTAACCGCATGATTTACATCCTCTGCAAGTTCCAACGGTGAAAGCAAGTTTGACCCCACACTTAACGCACTAGATACTACCGGATGTTCGTCTGCTATTTTTCTTGTCCCTTCATCCCATGCCTCCTGTTCTTTATTATCTGTGTTAATGTTCTCGCTGTCGATAATGTAATCTACATCAATTCCTTTTTCCTTTAATTCCTTCAACTTAGGAAATTTCTCATATGCTTGTGACAAATAATCCGGATTACTGCTTACTTCCAGCTTGTCCTGTATCGTCGGAACTAAATGATTTTTATCTGCACTGTATTTTCTTTTCTCTACCCACACATAATCTGCTGCCTTTTTTACTAACTGCTTATCGGTATCCCCCAACTTATCGTATTCATGCTCCAGCTCTACACGTGGTTGATTACTCTCCAGTTCTTTCATATACTCAACATTATCCTGGTACTTATTCCACAAACTGGTGTATTCCTTGTAATCTTCCCACGATACACCTTTTTTTCCTAACTTTTCCTCAAAATCTTTTGGCTGAACTTTTTCCCATTCTCCCGAAAATCCCCGTTTAAACAAACCACTATCTGCGATTCTGGACTTAAACAAGTCTTTATTTTCCTTTACATTTGCAAGCGTTCTCTGTAGTTCATCATATCCCATCAAGGATGGGTCCTTATATTTATTGCCTGTGGAAGTATAAAATTTTTGATTTTTTCTTTTCTCTAATTCCTTTTCTTTCTTCTCCTCCAGTTCTCTCTGCTTTCTTCTCTGCTGTTCCTGTTTTTCCCTTTGTTCCCGCCTCGGAATTTCCGACAACATATTATTTTCTGCCTTTGCTGCATTGCGAATCAGAGTATTGGTTCTCTTATACTTTTCACTGTTCTTTTGCGTTCTTTCTTTAATTTCTACTGCTTTCTCTGCCAATCGGCGATAACGGGATTCTGACTGATTCGTATAGTCGGTATCCGAATACTTTTTATCCTCACCATAATAAGAATCAGCCTTTGCTCTGGTCTCACTTGCTATTTTTTGTCCCTGCATATCTCTTTCATACAACTTGTCCTGACTCTCAAAATAATTTGATATAATACTCCCGGAACCGGATGCATGAGTATTCTGTTTCTTTTTCTTATTTGCCATAATATATATTCTCCTTACTTTTTCTTTTTGCTTTTCTTTGAGGACTGTTTCTTTTTGTTTTTATTCACCTGTTTTTCCAAATAGTCATTGTAAGAGCCTACTGTCTGTAACTCCCTGCTGCTAGGCAGATTTCGCATAAAATCAACATAGGATAATGTAGTCTTCGCATCTGCTCCGGCCGCCACTGCACTGTCATAGGTTGGATATTTGCTTAATCCTCTCGTAGTAGTTCCATCAGAGGTTATATATGTCGGTAAATCCTTTGCTGTATATCCCAACAAAACACTCCACACATAATTGCTTTGGTCAGCAGATAACACGCCACTCTTTTCCATATTGTTCAAATATTCTGCGATACCCTGCGTGTCATTGTTCTTAGCCAATTCCTTAACCTTCGACTTAATATCCGTTGGAATCTTAATCCCACCGGTTGAAGATGCCCCTTTGCCCGACGCACTTCGTTTACTAGCGGATGCAGCAGCGGCCTTAGCTTTTTTTGATAACTGGTAATCCTTATTCTGCCAGTAATTGGATGCGTTCTGCTGCTGTCTCCACTGGCTGTTGCCATTTTGCTGTTCATACTTCCACTGCTGATTAGATACATTCGCAGTATAGTTGTTAAAATCGTTATTATATGCCGCATCATATCGATTCGCATAATAGTTTCTGTCATCCTGCCAATCGCCAACCTTGTCCCGATACTTCGCATAATCACTTTCGTCAAGTCCCTGATACATGGACAAGTCGGATCTCTGATTATCCAAATCCGTCTGATAACGGTTGTACGCTGCCTCGTACAAACTAGGAATTATATTATTCAAGGCTGACATGTTTTCCTGATACGCAAGGTTGCCGGCCGTAGCCGCATAAGAGTTTCCATATCCTCCGGACAACGCGGCCGCCTGCGCCGTTGCATTCTGCATCCCTAACTGTGCCTGCCTCTGATACTGGTCCTTATAATTCTGATACAAAGCATCCTTTGTATAGTCATAGGAAAAACCTTTGCGATTTGCAATCGCATCCGCCAATCCGGTTATCTGTGTTCCATACTTACTGGTATAAGCTGCCGGCCTTGCCTTCTCCGTCTTTTGCAACGTACTCTTTGCGGCGTTTACTGCTTTCGATGGCGTATAAGACTTTATTGTCGGTGTCTTGACAGTTGTTGCTTTGGTGATTGTTATTTTACTGCTACTGCTCTTCTTTTTCGCCATAATCCTCATCCTCCTCTTCTATGATGGGTTCCTCTACCACCGGTTCCGAACCCCATATTGCAAACACGGCATTTACCACATTTTCTGTCTGCTCCTTCAACAATTCTTCTCTTCCGGATACGGAATTGAGATAGGTTCGTCTATGATTCTCTCCAACCTGAGATTTCACTTCTCCATCAATTAGTACCTTTCTTGTTAAGATGCTCACACTCTCTGTCGACAACATATCTACCGTTTTTTCTTCGTTAATTTCCATTTCAATACCTCCTCATTAAGCCTTTCTATACCAACCGTATACATACCAACTGTCATATGTTTTTCCGGAAGCGTATGCCCCGTTTTTAACATAATATGAACTGCTGCCACTAATTTCATTAAATGGAGCATTTGTTCCACTACTACCTGAAACAACACCAATCGGATAACCCTGAGATGGCCGATTATGATTAGGTTCATATGGCAGTCCACTGATATGGTGACAGGCATAACTGCTGGTTGTCAGTATCATAGCCTCAACGAAAACAATATTTCCAACTCTATAATAATTTCCCATAGCCGCTGCAATTGACGTTCTAATCTCATTACTTGTTGTGTTAAATAATCTAGGCGTCCACTGTCCTTCTTCATAACTCATTCCGGCATCACCTTTTTCTCCCTTTTCACCTTGGTCGCCTTTCTCACCACGAGATGGTTTTCCAGTATCCAAAGTATCTAAATACCAATTTCCATTATCACCTATCGTCGGCGTAATTCCATTCTCGCCATCTTCCCCCGGCTCCCCCTTTAACTCTCCGCTATTTAATTTCTTTACCATATTGTCTGCAATCTCTTTTGCTTCCTTTGCCATCTTTACAGTTTCCTGCACTTGACTAAATTTCTTTTCTGTCTCCGATGTCATATTATCGGTCTCTATATTGTTCAATACATAACTTAGATTTTCTATCAAACGAATGATCCAGGAATTTAATTTCTGAATGTTTTTTTCGTCAATTCCATCCAGTTGTATTGGATCAAACTGTAACGTAGCCATTAGTATCCCCCCTGTTCTAAAACTTTAGAAATGCTATAAATTCTTGCATCTCCCTTACCTCTTAACCGTATCCTCATATGGTCGCATCGAATCGGGAATATCGGCACCTCAAAACTTCGCATCGTTACAAAAGAAGGTGTGTCTCTACGACTCTCTTCATATTTAGACTCCATATGTGCAGCCTCCTCCCATACTCCACAAGAATCATACATTACATCTACATCTAATTCTGAATCTAACGGCAAAGACAACCTCAAACATATTTTTGATATATACTTGTTATTGGGATAGCTTATCCCTATCAAGCCGGTTTCCGCACTCCACTCAAGTATTGTTTCCAGTCCTTCCTCTGTCGTGTAATCCCTTGATGTAATCTCCATTACTTTTCTATCATTCATATAAAGCAAAGACCCATCCAGGTTTACGAATTTATCCATACTGCATAAAGATTTCTCATCCTCTTTGTGCCACATTCCTTTGCTCGAATCATACACAAGTGTCTCGTAACGAGTCGTGCGTATATTTTTCCCGTGCATATAGTATTTTGCCCCCAGTGCACCTGCCCTTACCTTTTCGTAGCGTTCTCCACCTAATGCTGCACTAATTGATACCGGAGTACTTCCGTCATACGCACACACATCCTCGCGTGATTTGTAATACAATATTTCATTCACAAGCACCAGACTTTCCGAACATCCCTTTTGCACACCACGGCATCGCTGCGTATTAATCTGATAATTTGCCGGATAAGAACCGTATACCTTATGAATGCAATCCTCTTTGAAAAACAAAACTTGTCCGCCGTATGCTGTACATCCGGTAAATTCTCCATCACTGCCGACCGTTGCCGCATATGAATCTGCCGCAGTACCCAGATAAGAATACCAATTTGTCATATCTCCCTGCTTACAGCAGTAAATTTCATGTTTCTCCGAAGAACACCCCCATATACGGTTATCACTTTCACACACATAATCCATATCCGGAACACTACGCTTCAATGTAATTACCCCAGTTTGTGTTGTATTATTGGTAAGCAGAGCCGTTACAATGATGAAATCATCCTTTTTATCCCAGATTGCCATATCCTGATTGAACGTATCTGCAATACTTCCCGTCACACCCTCAATCTTCACTACGTCATATTTTTCAAACGGCTTTCCTATGCCGGGGTTTGATATTTTAGTATAGCTTGTAGCCACTGCCGTCCACTGGTTTTCAGATTCACTCCACAACTTCAATGCATTTGGTGTTGTCCCCGTATCCATCCAGTAAATGGCACCATTAGAGCATGTAGTTATCTTTGTCCAGGTAGTCGTATACTTTTTAATCACATGCGGTGTCGATGATGTATCCAGCCACAAATCATCTGCCTTCGGTGATTGAGGTGACGCTGCTCCGATAGACGGTGCCTTTGTAATAGGGGTAATATCTGCCCCATCCAGCGTACACATGGAAAATGTTACCGTTCCTGCCGTTGCCTTTGATGCCTCCATATCTTTAAGCGTCTTGTCATTTGTATTAAATATCTTTTTGTCCGGCCAAATAGCCACATACGCCCCCATACCACACATTACTTTGGGATTTTTCGCAAGCTGACCAATAATCTGCCAATCGTTCATTTCTTTGTCTGTATATACTAAGTTGCCATCCTCCACAAGCAAAATTCCGTTTTTCGCATACATTCCATAGATTTCTCCGGTACGAAACAACATTCTTCTCTTTCTTCTGGGTGCCAGTGCCGGGTAATAATCGGATGTCATGTTCTTCTCCATATAAAATTCATTTTCCCCACAATTCATGGTATGGTTGTACCCGCCAAAAGCAGATATCATATCCCTTGTTGTTTCCATTTCTGTAGCTGGTGTTATTGTCAAGGTTACACCCCCGTTCTTTTTGGCTGCATTGGCATATGATTCCGAATATACCAGTTCTTAAAATCCTGATACCCATTACTGAATACCGCAATCTGGTTATTGTACATTCCCATATCACGGTTATAAAAATCGATTTGAGCCATCAAATAATCAACGTACACTTTCGCGTAGGTATCCGGTATTAATAGGTCTTCATTCATATGTTCTTCATCATATCCATCAAATACAACGTCCACATTTTCTTCATACCTGCTAATTACCTCATCATAAACTTGTCCATCAAGCATCGATAACCATTCAATTTTTTCCATGTCCGAAAATCGGTTTGGTCTTAACCGGTCTGCTTTTTCAATTGCTTCCTGCACTCTCAACTTTCTCACCTCAACCTAAAAAAAGCGGGGAAGGTCACTGCTTCCCCGCAACTTTCCTCTTATCAGGGGAACTAATTGCTTTCATTTTTGGCTACTAACTCAGAAATCTTTGTTTCTGTCTCCTCGTCTGCTTTTTCAGAATTACGCAATACCTCAGCCACATAATATGGCACCTCAACTTCCACTCCGCGCTGAATGCGGAATGTAGTTCCATTTACAACTACGGTAACGTCTTCCGAATATTTATCCTTGTCTTTAAACAATTTAATCTTAACCAAACGCGTAATATCGTCCTTTTTTGCTGTTGCCATGATTCTTCCTCCTTTTTCAAATGGGTTCCCCTCGAAAAGAGAACCCATCCTCTTAGTTTGCTGTTACTGTGCCGGCTTTAAAACCACACGACTCAATACGAATCATGTACTGTTCCACCAGACGCTCTGCCGTCTTAATAGCTTTCCAGCCAACCGTTGAACGCTGATTCAACGGGTCTTCTCCCGAACCCAGCTGTTTGACAATATGCTGTAATCCGCCACCTTCTACTTCGGTTACACCGTAGGCGTGTGCTGCAATTACCATTGTGCAGTAAACCGCCAAACCTTCCGGACAAGTTTCGTCTTTCAGAATTTTGGCTTCTGAATTTTCTACGAAACGAATATTTCCAATGCGTCCGATTTCACCCTTCCACATCTTATCCGGTGTCGTGTACTTATTCCATTCCTCAAATCCCTTTGATGTTTTCACATCATAAGCAGCGTTCGGATGAATAACACATACAAAGGCATCCTCTATTGTTTCCGCGTTTACACTTCCAAGATAGGCTGCTGCCTGCAAAAAGATATCTACATTCAATTTGCAGGTTCCATCCAATGTCTTTCTTGTAAGGACCTCTGTGCCGTCCGATTTAGGTGCATACATTACATTGGTGCCACCGCTAATTACATCACGCGTAATGGTATCTAACGTACGTCCAGCCTGCGAACCACTTAACTTTGTAGCCTGCACCACATTGTTATCAATTGCTGTGAGTTCCAGCACATCCGTAAGAGTGATATAATCACCGTACTGCTGTACCTCGGATTTAACCGTGGTCACCTTCATCTTACTACCATCCGGTGTCACGCCTTCCTGCAAAGGTTTCGTGTTCTTCGGTAACGAATCATACTTTCTAAATTCGATTACCTTACCACCGTTTTTCGGAATTGGATATTTATCACCAAACTGGTCAAACACCAATTTGGGCTCTGCCATCGTAATCAGAGATTTTTCATAAAACTCTTTCATCTCGGCAGTCATTCCCGAGTCACCTGTTGTATTTGGATTTAAATTCCCTGCAAACATCTGTAAAGACATTCGTTTTGCCAATTTTCTTGCTTTGTTCATTTTACTTACCTCCATTCTGCACATCGGTCAGAATGTAATTTTCTCACCGCGTGCGGCTCTTTTTGATAACTCATCGATATCTTTTGCTGTCAACTTGCTTATGTCAATTTTCTGCTCTACGGGCTTTGAAGAAGTATTTGTTCCATTCTCAGCCGGACGCAAGCCTTTCGCGCGAATACCATCCGTCACGCGCTCCGCTGTTTTAGCTGATGCCATCTGCATAGCTCCTCGCATGATTTCATCGTGATGCGCAACTTCGTACGCTGTTCTTACATCAATGCCATTCTGCAGCAACTGTAGGAAGTCTTTATTCTCAACCTCCTCATCAAAGCTAAAATTCGGATAAATTTCCTTTAATGCGTCTGCCTCTGACATCCACTTGCTATACGTTTCATCTGCCTGACGAATTCTCTGCGTTTCCTCAGCCGCTCGTCTGAATTCTTCATTCTGTTTTTCCAAACGATAGAATTCACGATACTGTTCCGTGGACATTCCCTTTGCCATGGCACGCTCTTCGAACATGGAATCATCCTCTTCCAATGCCCTTAACATGTCATCCGCATCTGCGGTCTTGTCCAATCCATAGCGCTGTGCCACAAAATCAAGGACTTTCTGCGATGATGATAACCGCTCTTCCATTTCCTTGGTCTGCTTAAATCTGTCGTTAATCACCTTCTGAACACTCTGGTTATATTCATCTTTGAACTCCCCTTTAATCATGTTCTTCCACTTGGTTCCTCTGTCCTCTGTACTTTCCTCACCGGTGTCTGTCTGTACCTGGACAGTCTGCTGGTCGTTCTGACCCTCTAAGCCAGTCTCAACTTCTGCGCCTCCTGCTTCTCCTGCGCCCTCTGCAAACAACTGCAAATAAATTTTGTTTTTCATAGGTTTCATTCCTCCATCGTCTTTCCGAAGTGTCGCTATCATCGTCTTTCCGAAGTGTCGTTTCCATCGTCTTTCCGAAGTGCCAGTGGTTTTCACATCACTACCATATCACGGTTTAAATTTCGTTTACCCCCAAACTCCCATGGTTTTTGAAATTAAAATTTTTATGTACTCCGGATACTGTTCCTCCAGAGCAAGTAAAGCATCTACAACCATATCAAACACAATGTTCGCTCGTAACTTACTTCTGTACGCCGTATGAATCATAGCAAGTCCGCTCTTGACTTCCACCTGCTGCCCCGGATACATTTCTTCATGATTTTCAATTTCGTTTGCCAGCATACCAACAATTACGGATACTGCAGCACATACAATATCCTTTCCATGTTCCGCGTATCCTGCATGTCCCACTACATTCAATTCAAATTTTTCTTTTGACCACTCAATTTGTATACTTAACATACTAATACTCCTATACACTCGCCATACTGCTTGCCTGCTCTTTTGCTCCATCCAAACGCTCACTCTTTGTCATGGCTCCACCTAAGGAATCATTTTTCATTGTCTGTTTAGAGTCCTGCCCCGGAGGATTTGGGTCACCACCATTTACGACCTCCTGCCCCTGCATTCCAGTCATCTGCATCAATTGCTGTACCTGCTGCTGCAGTGCCATCAACTGCTGGTACATGGTTCCATTATCCTGTATTTTCATAATAATTTTTTCTTTGCCCTCAAACTCCATCATATCAAGGCATGCCAACGATGCATCCGCATTTCCGGGAGCGAAAAAGCCTTTATCATAAAACTGGAGTGCGAGTTCATTCTGCGCCATTCGTGAGTAAGTTGATTTCTTGGCCGCCGATACAGTAACGTCAAAGATAGGCAGTCTCTCTCCTACTTCAACGCCCATCTCTTCTCCACCATCCTGCGGAATCATGCCACCATTATCAAAGGTTGCAAATTGCTGTTCTCCTTTTTCGCCCAGTATGCGAAATTTACGTGGTTCATCATAAAACTGACGTATCAGTTCAATAACCATGTAACATTCTTCCATATATGCCCGATAGGTTCCTCGAATCATATCACGTGACAACTTACTTCCTGCCTCCTGCAAGGCGGCAATTGCCGTAGCAGCAGTAACACCACTTTGTGTACTTCCCTGCGAGAAGTCACGGTTACCCGATGTTTCTTTCAATTCGTTTATCTTTTCCTCTTTTACGTTGATACACTGTGTTGGCGGAACTACTGATTGCATTGGTTGAATATCATCCGGATTTCCGGTATAGTGTACAACTTCCTTAGTCCAGTCGTTAAATTCATCCTCATTGATTCCTCCCGTGTCTTTTGAAAGGTATCTGGCTTTGCTTGCCTTGATAGCAGAATCCAATATTACCTGGTCTAATTTGTCAACATAAAGCTGTGGGTCTTTCATGATATCTATGTAACCAAATCCCACTGGTGTCCCCTCTTCCGGGAACATAACATCAAACACATACGGATACATCCCATGGTCATAATATCCTCTTTCTACATACTCCGGGTCATTTTCGGATGCATACAGAATCTTGTCATTTACGAATTTGCAGTAATGCAGTATATCCTTTGTTCCATTGTCTTTTTTGTAGTACCAATCTACAACATACGATTTCTCCGAAGTGTCGACATTTTCCGCGTTGATATATTTAGTTAGTACGATGTCACTTCCCGTCAAATCAATATCCGGATAACGCTGTTTTAAAATTTCGTTATCCATCAATTCCACATGGAAAAGGTTTGCAGATTCCTGAATCTTGTTAATACCCGGTTCCCAAAACAAATTCAGTATATCTATTTTGGCAATGTTAATATCACCAACGCCATTGTTCTTACGCGAATCCCATACTATCTTTTTCACACTGGCTCCCTGTTTCAGTTTGTACCACGCACAATCGTTATACGTTTCTTCGTATCGATTGTATTCAAGAACTACCGGCAGAATGGAGGTCAGTGTTTTCGCCGTCTGTTCATCGGATGACTCACGTGCCAGTACGGTAGGTTCCGGAAAGTTGTCCATCATATCCGCATGCTTGTTATTAATCGAGTTGTGCAGCCACGCAGAAACCGGCTCTGTCATTCCTTTCTTTTTTTTCTTCTCCTCCGATTCAACAATTCGCCAATGGCGTAATTTCCACCATTCTTCATTGGCTCTTATTTTTCTATCGAACCGGTCTTTCCCCTCTTTGTATTTCTTTAGTGTTTCCGCCGCTTTTCTCACATCATCCTCTGTCAGATTTGTGAGTTTTTCTTTCTCATACTGTTGCATTTCCTCTTGTGTGTTTGGTTCTCCGGCACTTCCATCCAATCCTGCCTGCGGTGTCGACTTTTCGACACTTTCAGGCATAGGTGTCCTCTGATCTTCCATCTTTTTTTCTTTCTTTTGTGCAAATAATTGTAAATTCATATTCTGCCTCCTAAATCATATAAAATTCATATCTGTTTGCATCTTCATTTGAGGTTGTCCTTTGATTCAAAGGATCATCCCCTATATGGTCACGCTCCAGCACATTTTTCCTTGGGGATATTGGATTATCCATAAGCACATACCGGCACTCATCATAAATATGGTCTTCCTGTGTAGTATCAATATCCTCCACATCGCTCTCGCTATACACGAGTGCCGGGATTGTTCGGATAAAGTGTTTACATGTATCAAATACCTGGAACATGGTATCTCCATCTTCATCAAATGCCATCCGGTAATGATACTGCATCTTTCCGGCAAGTCTTGCATTATCGCCCGGACTAAAGAGAATGTTGTTTGGGTGTTTCTCCATCATTTCTGCAATGGATTCACCACGTGAGCAATCCCATATGGATGGGTCTGCGATGCCTATTATCTTTCTGCCTTTGAGGTTTGGGTCCTCATTTTCAATTTCCCTAATGTGTTTTGCCTGCTGGGTTGGGTCTAATTCCAGTCCCACATTGGGTTCACCGGTGCACCCATAATACTCGCGGATTCGATAAATCTTTCCGTTTTCATCTGCCGCATACCATCCAACGCTAAAAGGTTTGGCGAACCCATAATCATATCCACGCCATATACGCCAATAGGATGGTATTCTGAACGGCTCTATAACGTGAGTCCACTTTCTGTCCTTATAGTGTTCCGGGTCATTTCTCCACTCTTTGAATACCTGACCGGAAAAGCTATCCCATGAGCCGTATAACAACGCCTTACGCTCTGCCTCCGGCAACATGGCAAGATTGTCCAGATAATAGGGGTCGTTTTCCAGCAATTTCTTGTTATCAAATACCGATGATGGGATAAAGATTCTCTTTCGTTTCACCTGAATCTTTTTTCCGTCCGGATCAAGAATTGTCCGTTCTTCGGTAATCGGTGTTTCCGGCGGTGCCGCTGTAATAAACCGGTCTTTCACCCATGCATGGCCAACACCGCCCGGATTGGCAGTTGCTCTCATGTACACACGTGTTCCTGGTCCACTTGGACGATTACGCGAGAACATATAGGAGTACTCTTCCCACGTAAAATGTGTTAATTCATCAAAGCCAATGAAATCATACGCAAGTCCCTGATAATTCAAGCGGTCTTTTGTGTGCTGCATGGTACCAAAAAAGATTTTCGCCCCAGATGGAAATGTCCACTTCTTATCCGTGACATTGTATTTTGCCTGCGGCACCACCGCTTTATACAATTCGTTGGAACGCAATATCAACTCTTGAAGTTGAGGATATGTCTTACGAAAGATGATACCTTTATAGTTTGGCACCTTAATCTGTCGCATTGCTTCACACAACATAGCATCTGACTTTCCACCTCCTGCTGCCCCGCCATACAGACATTCGTACTCCGGACGACTCATAAATGCACTCTGGCGTGGTTGTGGTGACCAAACAATTCTACTCATCCTCTGCCTCCTTAACCGGAGTAAGAATCATTACACCTACACCATCCTCTTCGGTCTCAATTTTATTCTCAACCTTTTCACGCCACTTGTCCGGTTTACGGTTTTTCAGCCAAAACACTTGTGCTCCCAGTTCCGGCGGATAATAAACTTCCTGGTCTACCATCACTACCTCTTCGCGCTCACACTTACGTTTTCCGTTTTCATAATCCACTTTTTTCACCTTAAACGGCTTTTTCTCAATCCTAGTAAAACCAACCGCTTTTTTGAACAATTCATTCTCCACTTGTGCGTCTGAAACTTCCCTCCCTTTTTTTAGGCGTTCAGAAAGTTCAGAATGTTCTTGCATGTATTTGTATAATGTTGTTTTGCTAATCCCCAGTTTTTCGGCTATTTGCGACATTACAAGACCGTCTCTTGTCCATCCCTCAATCAATTCCAAATAGGGTTCAACTTTTACGCTATATTGACTTTTTGCCATATCTGATACCCCCTTTTGGTCAGAATAACAAAATCTTTGCTATCTTTCCCCCCTAGTTCCCATACAAAAAGGCACCTGCCATTGACAGATGCCTCTCTCTCTTCCATTATTTTATTTTGTAAAATCCACTAATGTACCACGAAGCTGGGGTTGTTCCAGCTTTATAATCATTATTATACAGCTCATTTTCTGTACCACTTTCACTTATTTTGTTTAACGAAGATACCTTAAAATTCTCCCCATTTACTACTGCTACCGGACATAACATGGCTGGTCTATCTGAATTCGGTGCAAATGGCAGTCCGCCTATTTTATAACAAGCATAATTACTTGATGTTATTATCATTCCCTCAATCCACACATAATCACCATGCCGGATATAAGAACCATATTGAGCTAATACTGTATTGGTTGGTGCAACTGTACTAGGTGTAACATATAGAACCGGCGTCCACGTTCCCCTCTGTTCTAATTCTTCCAATGCCTTTATACGACGATTAGTAGATAAGTCGCTCTCTATGTATTCCATATGCACTACTTCAACTACATCTTCCGCATTGCTCTCACATATCAATACAGGCATTCCTTTTCCTGATTCAACTCTTAATATAACATCATTCTCCGCATCATCCACCGGATACAACCGCTCTACGGATACACCATAATCTTCGTTGATATCTTTCTGCACATGCCATACATAAACTTTCTGATTTGTCGTTGCATATATGGCATATTGTACTCCTTGATACGGATAACTGCTATCAATAAATGGTGCTAATGAGCTTGAACGGGTATCTCCTTTTTCTTGAATTTTGAAATAGCTGCTTTCTAAAACTTTTTCCACGCGCATGGTGCCGGCAAACTGCAATACCACTTGATTTTTCCACGTACTGCTTTGTCCTTCAAAAGCCCCCACTTTTGTATCTACCCAGCCTTGTCCGTCATAATACTGGAACAGTCCATCATGTATACGCAATCCATGTGCCCCGTCACCGGAATGTGTTTCATGCAAACAATGCTCATGCATGGTGTCATTTACAATTTCTTTGTAGTTTTCAACTGCTGCCTCGTATTCATTCATCTTTGCTACCATCTCATTCAATGTATCCTGCATTTTCTGATAAATCGAAAGATAATCCGAACCGCCTTGGCATCTTACGGATTCCTCAACTCGAACCACGCAAGTATCTGTTGTTATCCTATCTGTCTTAGCTCCCGCATAACATCCAACAGTAAAATATTCCTGCATCATCACTTTGTATGGCACTTCACACTTACCATCTTCAATCAGAACCGGATAATTTTTTCCATTTGCCGTAAATACCGCTATTTGAATCAATCCATCCCATTCTGTTGGCAGGGAAAACTTTGCCTGCACATACTCTCTCGTATTCCCAACCAAATCCGAAATTGCTTCTGTACATTCAATATGCTGACCAGTTACTTCAAAACTTATCGTTCTCATCTTCTCAACTCCTTTTTCTTTTAAGCATATCAATCATTCCTTCTGATTTCTCCCCTAGTTCCCATAACTTTCATCCAGCATCTTACCATGTTTGCACCTTTCACAATTTTTATAGCAATGCTTTTCTTGAAAATCGAATTTGTCCTGTTCCGTCCGGAATCGTGTGCCGCATATAGTATGTTCTTCTAATCCCTCACACGTTATCATCTTTTCACTTTCCCGGATATAGTACGCACACTCTGTCCGGTATATTCCCGGACCATAGTATCCTGCCATTCACTCACTCCTGTCCTGCTACCTTCATTCTGTTTTATCTCCCTCCTGCATCAACAAGAGGGAGACTTTTTTTACCATTTACCTTGAAATGTTCTTTCCAATATTGTTTTCTGTTCCATCAAATCTTCGTCCTTATCCCAACCTCTTGGAAGTAATCCGATTAACGATGTATTGTTTCGCCATAATAGTATTTTTCCAGACTCCTCTATCCTATATGGTCCTTCAACCTCCATGTCATCTGATGTTTTCGCACTTTCATCTATCATGTTGTACAATCCTTCATTGATTGGTGTCAATTCAGAGCCATTTGTTAGAAGTCTGCTAATTACCCCAAACTTCGGTTCCTCAATAAGAAGATTCGTTTCTTCCAGATATTCGTCCGGTTCTTTTTCGGCTAAAAGAATCTTCATCTCATCTGGTACCAACTGCTGCCGTGATTCATTTTTATGTATTCGGACATATTCATCCCGTGGCAAATCTCCAATAAGTTCAACAAGAGCCGCTTTTTCAGCATTAGGAAAAAATTGTTCTTGAATGGCCACAAACCAATAGCCCCCAACAATGTAATACACTTTTGCCTTTTCACTGTGTCCGACACTCAAATTGTCATTTTTATAGGCTTCCTTTAAAAGTTTCTTAAATATACTCGTTTTAATAAACATAATCTATAACCTCCTTTATTCATCGATATAGGTTGCTGCCATGTCGGCAAGATGCAAATATACAGCCAATTTTGACCGTTTGTATGCCGCGTTTATATCCCGGCTTCCACCTCTAACCGCATCGTCAAAGGCTCCCATGTGCCACCGGATTGCGAGTATCTCCTCATCCGTCAAGTTCATAAACCGCTGGATGATAAAGATTGATTTTTCCCCATGCCCTGCCGGAAAAGATTTGGTATTGTATTCGTATGCTATTTTCTCCTTTTCAAGCTGTGGCTTATACAAATCCACTTTACATACATCGTGCAGCAATCCAACAATAGCAATTGTTTCTTTTGTATATCCTTGAAGCACCTCTTTTTTCATTAAACGATTCATAACATTTACAGAGTGCTCCGCCAAGCCCCCTTCATAACTTCCATGATATTTTGTGCTCGCAGGTGCCTCTAAGAACCCTTTATCAACAAGATAACCTAAGAGCTTGTCCGCTCCTCTTCTTTTGATATGTTTTTTGTATAATTTTACAAATTCATTTTTCATGTCATTCCTCACTTTCTACTAATTCCAAATTATCAATTGTATTCCCAATTATTTTAGCATCCATATAACTCATTTCTGTTTCAATCCATAAAAGAATGTCTTTATTTGCTTCGCACTCTGTTACTTGAACTAATTGCCAACCCCAGTTATATTCGCCAGTTGGATTTCCAAATTCAACAACTGCTTTCCATTTACACCCGTTTATTTCGTCTTTTAAGAAAAGAATGTCATTTTCATAAATCAGATTCCCATTATCATCTTTTAAACCGGTGCATTGGCAGATGGTGGATGGTTCTACTTCAATCATATCGGGAACATCATTTGTCATTCCCCATAGAATGTATCTTTTCTCCCAAATACTATATAAATACCCTTGCACCCATTCGCCATTGTCAATTCTCTTGGCCTTATATAAATATCTATCTTCCATGTTCTCTATCTCCTTTGCAAATTCCACTATGCTCATGAACTGTGAAAGATAAACTTCCAGTTTGTTTCATGTAGCTTAGTTTTTCTCCTGTCAGCTCACATTTGTGTTTGCGTTTGTTTAAATATTTGCACGTTCCTTTACAATACATATCTTTTTTCCTCCTATTCTGTTATTCTGCTTCTGATTGAAGCCATTCTTTCCAACATTCATCACATGCTGTTTTTTCACAACAACAATCGCACGGAACATCAATATACTGCGATGAAATACCGTATTCCTCGACAGCATTTAAAAACATTGCCAACTCTTCATCCGTCATCGCCCTAATTCTGTCTGCGTTAGTCATCTTTTTCTCCTTTCAGTTATGTTGCATCAAGTCAAGTTTCATCTGTCCAGCACATTCATCACCAATCGGTTTTAATGGCTTTCTAGGTCTGTAACCATCCGCATTTTCGTAGAAAGCATCTACATGATTAAAAACGTACAATTTGCAGTTGTTCGTAGTCTTTGCTGTGCTTTCTGACATGGTCTTATTCTTCTCTGTGCAATAAATACCGTTTCCGGTTACAAGGTTATTGCAGTACCTACAATATTGAGCCATGATTCTTCCCCCTCATGAAATACACATTTTCTGGAATCCATCTATTAGTTTCTGTCATTATTTATCGCTCCAATCTATTATTCTTTTTCATCCTTTTGCCGATATATTTATATCGAATATCATCTTCTCTTTTATCGATTAAAATTTCTGTATGATTTTTATCTTCCAAACAGACATATTAAATATATAAATTTAATAAGGAGGTGGAAACCATGGGAAAAAAACATAATAAATGTGGTAAAAAGGGAAAAAACCTTTCTTTCAAAAAAATGTGTAAATTGCTTGAGTTTTTCATTACAATAGTAACGCTTTATGAAAAGTTATCTCATATTTTTACATAGTAGATCGCGACCATCCGGTCGCCATCTGCTTTACCACTCCGGTTCCACATCAGGTGCCTTTGGCATATAGCCATCCTCAATCTCAATTTTTCGCAATGCATATCGCATGCTTATTTCTTTATCATCCCATGCATACGCATAGCCATCTGGAGCAAATGTACTCTTACATTTTCGATTACAGCGGTCTATAATCGTTTGATAACTCATGTAATTCTTTCTTGCCGCTTCCCGCGCTGACGAGTACACTTCTACCACTTCACCATTACAATCTATTTTTGCAACTGGTTGTCGGCGGCTCTTTGCCCCCGTGCGTTTTCCCAGTTCACGTTTGCTTATGTATGAAATATTCTGTATATGGTTTTCATATTGACATCCGTTTTTGTGGTATGCCACATGTCCCAGCGGCGGAACTCCTAGAAATGTTTTCGCAATCAACTGCATCACAATTTCTTCTCTGCTCTTTCCATCCCTGGTTAATTTAACAATCATCCTTTGGCTTCCACTCATATGCTTGTGATATGGTCTTAGCAATCGTGTTTTTCCTGATGGATACACCCGCCGGATATTTCCCTCTGTATCCGCTTGATACTTTCCATCATAACCGGGAATGTCCTTCCATGATTCTTTCATGTGCCGCTTTCCTCCTCATAAAACTCGTGACTTCCGTCAACCACCTTTTCTTCCTCCTCATCCTCAAACGACCAGCCATACAACCGAAGTACCTTATAGCCATCCATTAGAGCTTGACCGTTTTCTTTTTTATAGGTTCCGTCATATTTAATCAACTCAGTTCCATCCATCGCTGCATTGAGCAGCACTAACATCTGATGGAGTATGGTCAATTTAGTCACTTTTTCGGATACTTCCTTTTTTTCCTCCTCTGTGCATTCATAAAGCGGTTTCCCGGCAAAGAAGTAGCTAAGCCGTGACGGATAAAGACACGACTGATTCAACACAAGCGCACTCCACAATGCATCCTTCACCTTTTCCTCATCCTTTATCGGAGCAATTCTTCCCTCAACAATATCCATCACAAAGAGCCTGCGGCGTTCATCTAACTTTTTCAGAACATCTTTCATGTATTTCCTATTTTCTTTTTTCTCTTTTTCCTTCTGTTCTGCCGGTGTCAGTTTTTTCTTCACTGCCTTTTTCTTCCTAACAATCCTAACTTCATAGCCGACATCGTAATAATAAAGTTTTTCATCCTTCTTATTTTTTAACCGGATACTCTCCGGCACCTCGTCATTCATTCGGAAACTCTTTACCTTCTCCCATTTGTTTCCGTATTGTTCTCTCGCATACTGTTTAGGAGCCTCAACCACACCCAGTTCTTTCAGCATTTTAACTATGGCATCCGTTTTCTTCTGTCTCTCTTTTTCTCGTATGTATGACCGAACTTTGGCAACTAAATTGCGATTGTCCGTGGCTTCACGGAGAATCTTATTCCGTTCTTCCACATCCTTAATACGTTCCAGTTCGTAAAGGTCTTTCAGGGACAGTTGAAAATTCTTATCCTGCTCTTTGTTTTTCAGCTCGTCCTGGTCTAGTTTGGCAATGTTCAATCGATGTTTAATTGTCGTTTTGCTAAAACCAGTCTTATCCGCAATCGTGTCTTCTGTCTCGCCCAAATCAAGCATCATCTGAAATCCCTGCGCCTGCTCCCACACCGTCAGGTCTTCACGCTGCATATTTTCTTCCAGCATGATAGAAACCTGCTCTTTTTTGGATATCTTGCTAACAATCTTACAAGGAACCTTCTCAATACCTGCCAGTTTGGCTGCTGCCAATCGTCTATGTCCGATTATTACATGAAAATCACTGGATAAAGATTCTGTATCAGCGTCCGGCTGTTCCTCCAGTTCTTCTGTCAAAGCTGGCAGAGGAATTACGGTCAAATTCTGCATAACGCCCTGCTTCTTGATTGATTCTGCAAGTTCCGTTACATCCCCGACATCTTTTCTCGGATTATCCGGATGCGGGTAAATGTTAGCTACGTTTATCATTACAATTTCTTTCCTGTTCTGCATTGTCTCATCCTTTCCACTAATTACTTTTTCCCAACATTCCTTGTGCAATTTCTGCATACGTGAAGGATTCACGCACACTTCCAACTTTGCACAGGGCATGATTTCTATATAGTTTTAAAATTCTGACCGGCACTCTTTTTTCCCGTCCATCTTCTCTTTCTCCCAAAGGCGCCGGCTTATACACATACACCACATCACCTTCCGTTAAATTCATACGTTGTGGTTGCAAATCGCGTTGAAAAAGCACTCCTTCTTTTTGTTTGCGTTCCTTGTGATTCGTCTTCACTTAATCATCTCCTATCCATCGAATCAAATCTTTTAATAACTCAATAACTGCCCTTTTTATATCTTCTTTCATTCATGCTCTCCTTTATCCTCCCGGCTTATAACCGGGAGGTTTTAACATGGCTTGCTTGTCCGTGATATTTAACAAACCAGAGGTGTCATATATAGTTTTTTCCGAAAATCCTCATGAAATCATCATGGGACCCACATTCCGATTCAAATATCTTTTGCCCTGCTGCCTTGATTGCCATATCAACCGTTTTATTTTTATGAACGGCATCCTTTCCGTTTCTGTGGCAACGCTCTCCACAAATATGAATTTTAAGTCCATACTTTTCCGAGAACTTTCGATTTGCTCCACCAAACACATGATGTTCTTCCAAACCACATGGATCCGCTATCCGATTTCTTCCACACAAGTAACATGTGTCCCAATCCATCTGCATAATTGACTTTGCCATCTTTATTCCTCCTTATCGGTCCTCCATTACTGTATACTGTCTTTCTCTCATTCTCTGATGCAAATACTCCGTATACTCATGTTTTGAACACCGTTCTACTTTGACTTGTTCCATCTCTTTTGATTTTTTATAAAATGTTGACCAAAGTTCACTGTATGCGTTTCCATCAGCACTTCCTTTTTTTGCCATATGTTCGGCATACGCATTGTCCAAATGAATTACTACCTGTGCGGACGTGTTCATACACTGTATGGCATCCACTACTGCCCTTGCACTCAATTTTTGGTATGAAATATCATTCCATCCTGCCATATGAGCTTTCGCATATTTTTTTCCATTTATTTCCGTAACAAGAACAATTCCATAAACTCCATGTCCTCTCGTTACTCTCCCGGTAAACTGGGATGTTATATAAATATCTACTCTCATGATGGCGACCCCCTCCTTCCATCATTCTTAACCAGAATATATCGTAGGAAGTTCCAGCCGGTCAGTTCTGATATACCCGAACACACTGTTCGCTTATCTAGCCAATAACCTTTTCTTGTACCCGGCTCCTCCCGAAAATATCCTCTGTTTTTTACTATTTTCTTTTTTGTCTCCGGCCGAAAAAGATTTTTGCTTCTTGTCCAGGCTCGACCTTTCCCTCCAAGTTCTCTGAAGCGAATGGTATATTTGGCAAAATACTCTGCCAATTTCGAATACTGCCCCGTATCATCTAATGGTCGTATATCAATACGTCCATGTTTCCACGCTTGCCGAATCCACTCCACCGGCACCTGATTCATCACCATATGATGATGCAGTGCACCACGAACTCCAACTTCCGTTACCACTATGTATTTGCATATCTCTTTTTCTTTTTTCATACGCCGACGCAAACGGTCAAGAAATATCTTTCTGTCCCTCTTCGCCTCTTCCACCGTCTCTGCTCGTTTATCTTTTTCATAAGTCAGCGTTATGTGGTAATCACCAGGCACGAAATTGGCATTCATTAGAATTGTTAATTCCGTAATGGCTTTTCTTAAATTTATTTTTTTCTGTGATTCCTTGGTGTCCTTCATCTTTTCCGACCGGGTAGCACCAGGTGGATGTATATGTGAAGAGTAACTCCTCTCGTACAAAACAGTTCGTCCTGCTCTTGTCACTTTCTCTATGTATGGCATAAACAATCTTCCTTTACGCTAGAAATAATACCCTTATCGAGTTAGAAAAAACGGCTTCCTTGTCCGTTTTTCTTGCTTTTCAAAGCCATACATGATATACTAAATAGTGTGTTTTAGTTGTATCTGTACAACTTTGAGCGGTCATTTATTTGGCCGTTCTTTTTTTACTTGCCGGTTCACATGATATTAGGTCCCGTCCACATTCAGAGCACTGTTTTTGATAAGTGCAGCTCCAATAACACTTACCACAAGAACAGGAACATATATAAAGCGAATCCGTCCGCTTCGTCACACCGTCGGTGTAATATTCTTTCCACATCCTGCTACCTCCAGCATTTTTTCCAAATGCTCCGTTACTTCCTTTACCTTGTTATCCAGTCTCGAAAAAAAGAATCTGTTTTGATATACAAGAGTCTTATTTTGCATTACCGACAATGCCATTACCTGTGTCTCTCCATTGACACATAAGTAAACATCCACTTCCGGCATTTCATTCAGTTCTATCACTTTTTGTAAAAGATTTTCAAACATACTCAAATTCCTCACTTCCATAATTTCTTCCAATTAGCAACCGTAAACAATACTACCCATACAGCAGAAACCAAAAACAATACGGTTTCCTGTATATGTAAATCTCTTACCGCACACGCAGTCATAATACATATAACCAGGGCGATAATTGTAATGAAGCATATAACGCTCTTTTGTTTTTTCACCTTTCTCACCTCCATCTTTGTAATGCGCATTAGTGGAATGTCAGGGACTTGAACCCTGAACCGCCCGGTTATGAGCCGGGTGCTCTGACCATTGAGCTAACATTCCTTAGTAGCGGTGCCGGCTACGTGACAGCTTGTCCGCTACTCCGGCAGATTTCACATTTACGGACCACCTAATCACCGGAAAGGTCACTTGTCTTGAGTTCGCCCGCCGAATGGGCGAAATGGCACTGCCGGGCTCGAACCGGATTAGCTTCCTACCAAATCAGCGCCCACCTTTCCCTCCCGTTTATATCCCAGTTTCCCGGCGAACCGGTCCAATATGGTACCGGATACCTCCAGCCACTCCTCTTTCGTAAGGCTCGATGTAGGCACATAAGTACCACGGATTTTCACATAATTATTTATTTTCATTGACCTCATCACCTCAATTTAATGTATGCTTCTTATTTATTTTGTGTTATCATCGTTCTGCCGAGGTAATACTTTAGGGTCCAACGAAATGCAGATGGTACTCAGCCATATTCACGAACTGCAGCAGGCTTCTTTATTTTGGACCCTAGAGTATTACCTCTGTTGTTTTGGGAAACTTATATAAAAAATCTAAGATATATAGCTAACGCAATGATTGCAACACATATAAGTCCCAAAACAACTACTGCCAGAACCATATCTCTTTTATTCTCTTTTGCCGTTTGCATCCTTACCATTATATCTATCTCCTCCCTGTGATTTCGATAGAACCAATGTAGCACCTCTGCCATTTTGTCTGCTTCCTCTTTTGTTGGCTCAGGCATTACTCTTTTTGAAGTTCGCACAAATCCTAAATGACTTATCACTTCATCTGCCATGGTATTTACTGGTATTTTTATTTCTCTTTCATTCGATTTTCTTTTCATTGGAGTCTCCTTTCTTACCGCGCAATAATAGTTATATAATATTTACGGTTTTGTCGTAATCTAATGGCAAAAAAATAATTCTTGAATACGGAAGTTTGTACAATTTTTCAATTTTCTTTAATATAGGAATATCTGGATATGATTTTCCTCTTTCATAATTTCTTAATGTATCTACGCTTATTCCAAGCAACTTTGCCGCATCTTTCTGTTTTAAACCATTTAATTCTCTTGCTGTTTTCAAAGTGTATTTTGACATCATTTCTTCCATCTTTTATCACCTCCTTGCGTTTACTATACTACGGATAAACCGTATTGTCAACGGTTTATCCGTAATTTTTTCATTTTTTTACAAAAAAAACAGACCCACAAGGCCTGCTTACCTATAATACTCGTTTACAATTGTCTTTTTTTAATCACGTTGTCGCAAAGCATTAACAAACTGATATGCCGTCAATACAAAAAACAAAAAATATACAATATTGTACCACAAATTATAATTCATAACACAAATAACCGCACCATCAATCCATAACACTAACCCTATTGTTCCAAATATAACCGGGAACATCTCAGACAGTATATAATAAACAACAACTACTACTCCAAATAAAACTATAGAATCAATGAAATAGTCAAAGACCGTAATTATTGGTAAAAGACCTTTTACTATTGAAAATAATACCAAAACAACAGTCATTACCCCATTAATAAATGATTTTGTCATAATTTCAATCTCCCTTCATCATTTTAAAGTATATATGACTAATTACCTGATGTCAAATGATTTTACCGTATTTTTTTACATAATACTTGATTTTATTACGGTTATATCGTATAATTACCATACATTTTATTATGAGGAGGGACCCGCGCAGCGGGAGGAGTCCTGGATAATTTTATATTAGTGAGGTGATTACTATGACAGAATTGGGTAATAAGGAGATTATGTCAAGAAATATAAAATACTACATGACACGTTACAATAAATCTCGTTCAGATATGTGTAAAGCACTTGGCGTAAAATATACGACTTTTTGTGATTGGGTTAATGCAAAAACATATCCTAGAATTGATAAAATAGAACTAATGGCAAACTATTTTGGCATTTCAAAATCCGATCTTGTTGAAAATCATGAAGACGAAAAGCAGCCAACCTACTACCTCGACGAAGACGCAAGAGAAGCTGCTGACTTTCTTCACAAAAATCCTGAATACAAAGTTTTGTTTGACGCTTCACGCAATATTAGTAAAGAGGATATCGAATTTGTTGCAAAAATGTTAGATAAGTTTAGAAAATAATGGGAGATGATATTATTAAAATGCGGGACGATGTGCAGGTACTTTTCTTAAAACTGCCAAATCATATCAAAGAATTTGTTACTATGAATCCAGATATGTCTTATACTATCGTATTGAATGTAAACCATTCGCACGAGACACATCTAGAAGCCTATGCTCATGCACTACAACATATTGAAGAACACGATTTTGATAATTGTGCTTCCGCCGATATGATTGAGGTTTACGCTCATATGAGGTGATATAATAATTAAAGGTAAACAGAAACGCTAAACTACAAGAAAGGTGATTTATTATGTTTATATTTTTGACTATAATTGGTATAAGTGAAATTTTTGTTTTCTTCATTGCTTTGTTGTATTTTCAAGGCAACTGTGAAAACCCCAAATCGCTTTCCGAATTATCACTTCCTGAATCACTTTCAAGTAAGGGTACATATCATAATGGGGCTTGTACCTATGACCAACTTAAGGGACTTAATTATTTTTCAAAATTAACTGGTTGTGTTGAAGCCTTACACGATGAACTAAATTCGCAAACTGAATTTATAAATAATGTAAGAGGACTTCCCTGGTTTTTCTGTTTCCTTGTTTTAACCGGATTGCCCAATTTTTCAATAAAACACTTAGACTCAATTAGTGCATTTTGTCGCGTTATACTAGTAATTGGTGTTATCATTGTTACTATTTTCATACTCATTATTGCCGATGTAATAACAGACCATTTACGTTCCTCACATCGTTATGATGAATTATATGATTACTTACCAGAAATATATAGGCAACTGATTAACAATCCGCTTTCCTACAATGAATATGACTTTTGCCATGAAGATTATTGTGTCACCATGTTATACAAGGAATACATTCATAGACTCCATGAACATTTTAAACTTAATCGTTCTAGGTTGTCTAAAACAATAGGTGGAGTTGTCATTTCTTTGATTTTCACACTTTTTGTGACTAGCATCTTATTTCAGTAACTTATACTTTATTAAATATGCTACAAAGAAATATAATCGGGAGGTTTTACTATGGATAATGACAATAAAGAACCACAATCACTTTTTGATAAATACAAGGAAAGTGTTCATAATTCAAGAAAAGAAGAATATCCTAACTTCTTTTCTGAGTTTTTCAGCATATACTTACGACCTGTTTTTATAGTTATATTTATACTAATAATGTGTTTTGGATTTGGAAATTCTTTATTAACCCCAACTCCAGATAATACCTCTAAATATACTGTGGAATCGAATTCACCAACTCCCACAGAATATTTAACGGCAACACCTTATGTTTCTCCTACGCCACAAGAAAAAACAGTTTTTGTTACTCCTACCGGCGAGTGTTATCATAAATATGCGCATGGACGTGGCAGTTTCAGCGAGGTACCATTATCCGAAGCTCTTAGTCGGAATCTACGCCCTTGCATGGTATGCAGCCCGTAGCATAAACTATTTCATACAACAAAAAAATCCCCCCTGCGCCAACAGGAGGGAAATGAATATACCATTGCTGATATATCCACGAAAGCAATCATATTATATCAGCTCTGGTAGTAAATTGCAAATACCAGGGTATTTTTATACCCTTTTTTAAGAAAGGGTGATTCTATGAACCAAAATGAATCTTTGAAAACAGCGTTCGGATACATACGAGTTTCTACACACATGCAAGAGGAAATTTCCCCGGAAGCACAAAAACACGAACTCCAAAAGTGGGCGAAGCAGCACAATATTCTGATTACACAATGGTTTCAAGACAACGGCATTTCCGGAAAGAAAGCAGAAAACCGAACCGCCTTTCAGAATATGATTGCCCTCGCAAAAGAAAAGGATCATCCGGACTACATCCTTGCATGGAAGTTCTCTCGATTTGCCAGAAATCAGGAAGAAAGTATTGTTTACAAATCGCTCCTCAGGAAAAACAATGTGCAGGTAGTATCAATCAGCGAGCCTTTGCCGGATGGACCATTTGCACCCTTAATTGAGCGCATCATCGAGTGGATGGATGAATACTACTCGATTCGATTGTCCGGGGAAGTCAAGCGTGGCATGAAGGAAAAAGCAAAAAAGGGAGGCTACCAAAGTGCTCCACCTCTAGGGTACCGGCGTGAAAAGGGCGATACCGTTCCTGTTATATATGAACCAGAAGCAAAGATATATCGTCTTATCAAAAAGTATTTTATCCAGGACGAATACAATCCTACAACGATAGCACGTACGCTCAACGACCAAGGCTACCGCACCCGTCAGGGGAATCGTTTTGAAGCACGAGTTATCATTTATATTTTAAGAAACCCATTTTACATCGGGAAAATCCGCTGGAACCGTTCAAGTCACGGTGGATATTACGAAAATTCACCTGAGGATGTCATTGTATCAGATGGCCAGCACGAACCACTCTGCACTAATGAAGAATGGGACATCATAAGCAAACGGATAAAAAAATACACACCCGGTTCTACCGGACGCAGACGAAGCAAAACCCTTTTACCGCATTATTTATCCGGTGGATTATTTCGGTGTCCAATCTGCGGAGCGTCCATGTGCTACCAAAGAGGTGTCAGCAAGAAATTACCCCGTGCCTATCCTTACTTTTGCTGTTGGAAGTACGCCAAAGGCATCCACCCCGAAAACGTAAATGCCGGCGCACCAAAAACAGAGGAGGCTTTGCTAAATTCCCTGCAGGAGTTTGTCGACCACGGCCACAGCGACATCACCTACACAGTGGAAAAGGTCGAAGAACCGTCTGGTAACGATGCTGCACAATATGAACGGTTGCTTAATAAACTTGCCATCCGGAAACAACGTGCAAAAGAAGCATACCTTGACGGTATCGATACCAAAGAAGAATACCGGGAAAACCGGGAACTGATAGATGCCGAAGTAAAGTCCATCAAGGAAAAACTTGCGACACTTGAAACTGCTGCCGTTATCACGACAACCGAAGAGTTCCACGTGGATATTAGAGAAATCATCTTGAAACTAAAGGACAATACGCTCAGTACGTTGGAAAAGCATACCGCACTTGCATCCATTTTAGACTATATGGAATATGATAAGGAAAGGGATGAATTCTATTTTTATTATTTGTTTGATGAGTAAAACTAAGGCCGGGTCAACTACGTTGGCCCAGCCATTACAAAACCTTACGGTTTATATACTCCATATAAACAAAAACTTCTTGATTTTCATGCATTTATGCTGTCTTGCAACACAGAAGGATCAACAATTGTATTGTGATTTACCAAAACATTCACAGAATTTCCTGTTTCGAATATCCCTTCTTTCACATTTTTTCTAAAAAATATTTGTTTTACACATTTTTTTGTATTTGAGAAACAATGGTTTCCTAACACATGGAATTCAAGGCATCTATCTTCATCATTCAATGGAAATTTATTCATATCTATTTTGTATGTAAGTTGTAATGCATTATCCGAATATTTTTTTCGTAACGGATTATTTTTGGATATAAGAATCAACTTCTCTTTAATGGGTTTTATTTCTGTTGTTGTTGAAACACCATCTGCATGATGAACACAGTAATATAATGAATAATCCAAATCTGTTATTGTTGAAAAAGTTTTATTAACTACTTTCACATAATAAACATCCCTCCATTTTGCTATATCCTCAGATATCTTTATCCTCGGTCTGACTAAGAACATTACCATAGCATAGCAAAACGATGCCATAATTCCTGAAATAATCCCAGATACAATTGTGTCTAACAAACTATTCATCTTTACAGTTCCTTTCTTAGTGATAAATATCTCCATATGTAGCCATAACACGTACCTCCTTTTTTCTATATTATATTCGCTAAATGTCTATTTGTCAAATTATTGTACAACAAATCAAAGTTTTTTAATTCAAGCCAAAAAACCAACCATTTTTCGGTACTTTGACGCAATTATAACTCTCAGCTATACGGTGGACCCGATGGTGAACTTGGCGCTGCCATGCGTTACCTTTCCCAGCGCTATTCCAACACAAACCGAAAAGTAGCCGGTGTGC